AGTATTTGTAGTTTCACCCCATGTACCACTAGCATCACCAGTAGCCATTTCGTTTAATCTTAAATCATTTACATATGAACTTGCCATTGTATATTCCTCTTTATAATTTTATTATGCTACTTCACTCCAATCTGGTGTTTGTGAAGTAGAAACTTCTGAATAATTTGCTGTTTGTGTTGTTGATATATCACTATAACTTGCTGTTTGCGAATCATCAATATTTTGATAATTTGCTGTTTGTGAATCGTCTATACTTTGATAATTAGGTGTTTGGCTATCAATTACTATAGTCCAAATATTAACACCTTGTATTTTTCCAGTAGCAAATAAACCAGTTATAGATACATCTGCTTTAGCTATTACAGTCTCTGATCCTAAACTTGTAGTTCCTGATAAACCTGTAACTGAAAGTATATTATTTGTTACTAAAGATATACTTCCTAATGAACTTGTAGCACTTAAACCTGTAGGAGATACTGTAGCTCCTGCAGAAACTGATTCATCCCCAAGTGTTCCTACTGATGCTGACCCAGAAACTCCTGTAACAGCAGCTCCCATTGTAATAGCATTACCTAAAGCTGATGTTCCTACATTACCTGTAACTGAAGTATTTGCATCAGCAGCTACAACTTCATCGCCTAACGCTGATGTTCCTACATTACCTGTAACAGAAACATTAGCTATTCCTATTACAGTTTCACTACCTAAAGCTGATGTAGCACTTACTCCAGTAACCGATACTAAAGCTTTAGCTATTACTGTTTCGCTACCAAGTGCAGTAGTTCCTGCAACTCCAGTAACTTCAACTGGTATTGGATTAGACCATTCTCCCTGACCCCAGGTACCTCGACCCCAACCAGTTATATTAGCCATAGGCTATTAAGCTATTCTTATAATAGCATTTGATGCATCTGCTGTTGGAAACTGAATAGTAAAATCTCCTGCTGTAGAAGTCTTATCTCCACCAAAATCTAACACAGCAACTGCTGGGTCTCCTGATGCACTATCATTAAATATAAGAGCACCTCTAGCAGTAACAGTAGCTGTGCTAAATGTTAAATCTGCAAAATCTGTTAATGCAGTAGTTCCCGATGTACTAGGATCAACTCTAGTTAAAGTTCCACCTTTAGCTGTATAGCCTGTACCACTAACTTCATTAGAAGTTGTATATGCTGTTGTAGATGCATCTAGTGATGCAGAGCTTGTATATAAAGCTAATTGAAAAGTGCTACCACCACTATTCTTAAAATTATGCACTCCTTCTAATAATTCTTTTTTAAAAGATGTACACATTGCTTGTGAAATTGCCATTATAGTCTCCTAATAATTTCAGCCATATCTTTATGACCTTGCTGTTCTAATAATCCTGCTACAGTAGCTCTATCACTAGCTATAGCTTGTTTTAAATAAAATAATACAACACTTGTCATATTGTCTTTAAAAGCTTGTGCCTGTGCTTTTACCATTGGATCAGCGTTATCACTAATAGAAATTAATTTTTCCATTATTCTTTCTGTCCAATGTTCAGGACTTAATCCTTTATTTTGAGTCGTTTTAACATCAATATTGCCTAAACTTGTTGATACATCTACTGTAAACATTATGTCACCTGTTGTCTTACAGGACCTGTCCTGTAGTTATCTTTAGTATTTTTACCCTCAGCAAAAACTTTAAATCTTGATATAGCCTCTTGAAATCTTTTTTCATAATTAACCATAATATCTGGCTCACCTTTCATAAAGGTATAAGCCTCTACTAAAGACCCATATAGTAAACAATCTGGTCCATTTGTACCTATATAACTTGTTCCATCACCACTTGTTGTTATAGATGTTGGTGTATATTCATAATGAAGTTCTGCAGTAAAATTTGCATTTGGTGTAGGTGCAACAATAAAACTATCTTCATCAAATCTAGCATAATATTTTGGCACACCTGTTGTAGAACTATCAGGATAAGCTGATCTTATAAAAGCCACATCTTTAAATAATAAATATTCATAGCCACTATTATCTACAGCTAAAGAATGTGATGATAAAAAGTCAGTAGGTGTAGATAAGTATTGATTACCTGATGTCAAAGTTCCTGTAACATTTTTTCTAAATACTGGAAGCGATACAAGTTTTTGTATCCTATCTTCTGTATTAACTATAAATTCATCTAAGTTATTTACAAAAGTAGTTTCTGTATTATTAGTGTAATCTTGTATAGCTGTTTTTAATGTTGTAAATGTCCAAGCCATTATCCTGTACTCACTTTAACTTTCCCAATTTCT